CTAGGCTTGCGCGCCGATGGTGGTCGCCATCGTTTGCACGTGTGTGTACTGCTGCAATTCCTGCTGGTCGCTGAACGGCGCGCTCAGCAGGCACAGGCCCTCGCTTGCCGGCCGGAAGGCGGATGGCACGCCGTTGGCGTTGCTGCAGCCGATGAACATCGGAATATTCGGCAACCCCGTGCCGACCGTGAGGCCGGTGGGATCGATCGGATACTTCGCGCCGTTGCGGTATCCCTGCATCGTCGTCGCGTTGTCGCTGCGGCTTGCAGAGGAGAAGCCTAGGCTGTCGCTGTTGGCCCAGTTGCCGATGCCCGACGACAACGTCACGGCCATGCCGGTGTTTGCCTTGGGGCGCATGCTCAAGTTGGAAGCGGTGCTGACGCTCGCCGCGAAGGCATGCCCATTGAAACTCGTATTCGTGCGCTCGTAGACGGCGATGCGCATGTCGCCGCCGACATAGACGATGGCATGCAGCGACGGCACGTAGTTCGTGTTGATGTACTGCGTGAGGCCGTCGAAGGTGTAACCACGGTTAGGCTCGAACGTTGGCGAGTTGACCGCTGTCGCAAGGCGGCGCTGCTTGAGCGAGGTGAGCGCTTGCGGTTGGTTCTCTCCCCACAACACCCAGTAGTCGCTGGTCAGCAGCCACGTCCCTGCGGTCTTGGCGGATTTGATGAACGTCGAGATCACGCCGAGACGTGTCGCACTGACGGTGCCGGCGTTTTGACTGACGGCGCTCCGCCACAGAAGGGCATCGACATCGATGCCGGCCGTGCTGCCGTCGAGCGTGCCTTGCAGGTTCTCGTAAGTCGCCGCCTCTTGCCCATCGTTGAGTGGCCCGCCGGTCACGCAGAAACTCAGCGTGCAAGGACGGAATTGCGCGGCCACGCCGCTGCTGTTCAAGCAGCCGATATAGAGCGGGATCGACGACAACACCGTATTGCCGACCGTCAGGCCCGAGGCATCGGGGACGATCCGCACGCCGTTGCGGTATCCCTGCGCGGTCGTCGCGCCGCCTGAGCGACTGCCGACCGAGAAGCCGATACTGTCAGGCACGGCGAAATTGGCACCCGTCGAACACAGGCCAATCGCCATGTTGGTCACGCCCGCCTTGGGGCGAATGTTGATGTTCTGTCCGGTCGACTGCGATGCGCCGAACGAGTGGGCATTGGCCGTCGACCCTGGCGCGACCTCGTACACGCCCATGCGCATATTGCCCGGCGACGCGGAGGTGGTCATGGTCGACGGTATGTAGCCGGTGTCGAGATACTGCGTGAGCCCGTCGAAGATGTAGCCAACGCCCGCCGTGAAATTCGGCGAGTTGACCGCTGTCGCCAGCCGCCTCTGCTTGAGCGAGGTGCGCGCCTGCGTCCGGCCCTCGGCGGCAAGCAGCCAGTAATCACTCGTCAGTGCCCACGTGCCGACCGCCTTTTCGACGCGGATGAAATTTTCAACAACGGTAAAGCGATCTGCGCTAACGGTGCCGCCGTTGGTGATCACGGCGCTGCGCCATAGCCACGCATCGGGGTCCGAGGCAGCCGCGGCTTGCGTGCTGTCGACGCTGAGATACTGCGCCATTTCTTGGTCGTCGGTGAACGGCGCGCCGACCACGACGACGCTGATCGTTGCAGGCCGGAAGCCCGATGGCGTGCCGGCATTGTTTAGCACGCCCGCGAACAACGGGACCGAGGGCAATAGCGTGTTGCCGACCGTCGACACGGTAAAGTCCTGCTGACGCACGCCGTTCTTGTAGCCGTGCACGCTGGTCGAGCCCGCCGCACGGCTCGTGACCGAGAAGCCGAGACTGTTCAGGATCGTAAAATTTGCGCCCGACGAACTCAGCGAGCCGATCATGGCCGTGTTCGCCTTGGCGCGGATCGCGATGTTCTGTCCCGTCGAATTTGTTGCGCCGACCGAGGTGGCGTTGGCTGCGGTGACGCTGCGCTCGTACACGCCGACGCGCATGTTGCCCGGCGTCATCGCCACGGCATGGGTCGAGGCGATGTAATTCAAGTTGATGTAATTCGTCAGGCCGTCGAACACATAGCCGAGGCCCGGCGTGAACGTCGGCGAGTTGACGGCGACAGCGAGGCGACGCTGCTTGATGGAAGTCAACGCCTGAGCCGCGTTCTCGCAAGCGAAGAACCAATAGTCGTCGGTGATGTACCATGTGCCGGCGGCTTTTTCGGTCTGCACGAACGACGCCATGATGGTCTGCCATGCCGTGCTGATCGTGCCGCCGTTGGCGACGACAGCATCGGACCACAACACCACGTCTTCATCGATCAGCGGCAAGCCTTCGACATAGGACGCGCCGGCTAACACATCGGCCGCCGCGTTGCGCAGCAACAGATGGTAGTGAATTTCGCCCTCGCGTTCCTCGCAGTCGGCCAGGAGCTTGGCGGCGTTATCGAGCGACGTAACCATGCCGGCCGGCGGTGCCGATCCACCGCGTGCGAGGTTGGCAAGACCTTTGACGACCACGCTGTCTTCAAACGCCATCTTCTGAATGATCTGCAGATTGCCGCACAGCATGTCGATATTTTGCATGCGCACGGCGGCCGCGCGTGATCCGCTGGTGATCGGTGAGACGGGCATGGCGTCGGCCTCCGAAGGGTTTGAAAAAGAACCGGCGGCCCGACAACTGCGGACCGCCGGAGACGCCGGGCTGCTATGGGCCAGGGAAGCCGGTGATGACCTGCACGGCGCCCGCGCGACGCATCATCCAATAGATGAAGCGTTCGGCTTTGATGCCGAGCAAGTTTTGCTGCCACAGCGAGATCAACGGCGTCGGCGGCGTGGCCGGCGCGCTGTCGGACTGCAACGATGCTTCGGTGCTGGTGTCGATGACGACTTGACCGTCGTCGGCCACCATCAACTGCGACTGATCGAGAAGGACCAAGCTCGACTTGCCGCCGGTCACGGTCACGTTGTTCGACACGATGACGGGGATACCCATGAACGTGAGCGCGCCCGCGTTCTGCGCCGTGCCTTGCGCTGCACCAGCCATGCCGGGGAAGGCAAAGATGTCCTGCGTCGTGCGCACCGTCGACAGATACATCGCCGCCGTTGCCGACATGATCCACACCGGATTGCCGACCGCCTGCAGCGCGTTGGACATCGCCAGCATGGCCGCCGATGTGTCGGTGATGATTGCCGCGACCGTGCCACCCGTGGACGGGATCGGCGTGACACCGTTCGTGATCGACGCCGGCCGCAGGCCCGCCGAAGCGGTCACGGTCGGGTCAAGCAACTGCTTGTCGATGAACTCGGCAATGGTGTCGATCAGGTCGTCGCGGATCAACTGTTCGGCGCTCGGATCGGAGAAGCGCGCCAACTCCTGCGTGATGATGCAGATGACGGCGATCTTCGCCCAAGGAACGGTGATGGTGTCGAAGCTCAAGCGGCTAACCGGCTTCGACAATCCCTCGCCGACCCAGTTCGCCGTTGCACCCGCCGTCTGGCGCGGGATTTTCACGTTGAACGGGATCGCGCGATAGGTCAGCCGATTGAACAACGTCCGGGCTCGCAACATCTCGATAAACTCGCCGGTCATCAGGCGATAGTTCACGAGCGGCGCGGCCCACGCCGGATCGGTCGTGTTGCCGACAGCAACGGCGGCACGTTCGACCCATCGATTGTCGTTGGTCGACCCGATGCGCACGGCGTGCTCAAGCACGTTGCGCACTTCCGGCGTTTGATGCTCCCAAGCCTTCGAGAGTTCGACGGCTTGCATCAAGTTGCCCTTGCTCAAGGCAAGCGCGCAAACGTAGCGCGTGAACGCTTGGCCCTGGAACGCCTTGAACGGGATGATCTTGGCGCTTGGCAACGGTGCGAGTGGAGACGGTGCAGGCCGTGCACCTTCGGCGGCGAGCTTCTCGGCCTTCTCGAACCGCACAATCTGCTGATCGATGTCGGCGATTTCCTTCTCGTCCTTGTCGAACGCCTTGGCTTCGTCCTCGCTCAAATGCCGGTTCTCGTTCGCGGCAAGTGTGCTCAACGCCGTCATGGCGTCGAGATGTTCATTGCGCTTTTTACGCAACGCCTCGATGTGCTTACGCATGATGTCCCCCTAGCCGGCGCGCAGCCGGGCAAGAGTGATCGAACGGCGTCGGTGATCGGCGGCGATCCGCGCAGATGCGCTTTGATCGGCGTCAAGCAGTCGACGGATGGTCGCGTCGCGAACGAGCGACCTAGCAAGGGCGAGCGCTTCCGGGTTAGCGGGCACGGGCACGATGCTATTTTCGAGGAGTTCTTGGCCGACGAACTCGAAGCCGGTCAGTATGCCGGTCTCTTCGTCGTCGTCTTTCCAGATGGGCAGCGGTGTTTCTGTCGGCAGGAAGCCCACCGACATGGCGCGCAGCGCGCCGGCATCGACGATGCGCCAGATTTCATCGGCACGGGCTGACACACCTTCGGGCAGGAACGTCGCCTCGGCGATCAATTGCGTGCCTTCGATCTCCATCGAGCACGTGCCAATCGGCGGCTGCTTGTTGTCGTGACCGAAGAGCAACACGGGATTTTTGTTGTACCGCTTCAAGTCCCAGCCATCGGCGCGAATGATGTCGCCGTACGCGTCGACGGTTTCATTGCTGGCGACAAAGCGGATCGTGCGTCCCTTGTCGGTCGCCTTCTCGATTTCAGGATAGCGCTCTAGACGTTGCCCGACCTTCGGCGTCATGCGTTGCTTCATCGGTCCCTCCCTCGCCGCGCTACGGGCGCGGGCTTGGCTGACGACACTCGATTGCGTTGCGAGCGCGCGGGCTTCGACGACGCGACGCGCTTCGTCTGGTAGCTATCGGCCATGTCGCTACTGAAACCGCCTTGCGCTGTGCGCGGGCGTGTCCGACCTTGCTTGGTAGGCATGGGGTTTTCCCTAGTTGCAACGGGGTGTTACAGTGAGACGGAAGGAGATCAGGCGATGACTGACATTGCTCACTTGAAGTTCGACGATGACGTGTACGGCGTCGTCCTCGCGCTCCAGCGCTACGGCGAGTTGTTCGCGAGAGACGCGCGCGAACTCTATGAAGACGCGCCGGCCGGCTGGTTCCTTGTCGGCATGATGTTGGACAAGACGGCCGACTTGGTCGTCATGGTCCAAGAGATCAACGAGCGTTTCCCCTCGCTCAATGTGCAGTTGCTCGCCGCCAAGCTCGCGCGCGAGGGCGAGAAGGTCGAAGCGACGTTCTTGCATTTGCGCGGACTGGCGCACACTCTCCAATGATGATCCTACGAACCTTCATCGGCGCAGCCATCGGCCTGATTTTTTGGGCCGGTGTGTTGATCTCCCTCACCACTGCCTACAAGTACGCGGCGCAATTCCTGTCGTGCACTTAGATGATGTGCAGGCTCGGCTGGGCTTCGCTGTGGTCTTCGGCGTAGCGGCCTAGTGCCATGATCAGCGCGCACATTCCGTCAATGCGTCCCGTCGAGTGCGCCTTGTGCGGCATCTCGTTGAGGTTCGTGTCGTACTTCACTTTGAGATTGCTGGCGTGCACGCGTAACACCGGGTTGTCGCCGTGATCGATGCGACGCGCCAGCAGCAGCGCTTGTAGCTCCTTCGTCGGCTGTGAGTAGGACCGGCTGCCCTGGATGAACTCATGCACGTTGATGCCGTGCCCTTGGCACTCGACGGCTAGCTGTGTGGCGTTCCATGGATCGTACCCCACGCTCTGCAGGTCGACGCGCTTTGCATCGGCGAGCACCGCGTCGCGGATCAAACTGTGATCGATCACGTTGCCCGGCGTCGCTTCGATCCATCCATCTTCGACCCATTGCCGATAGGGCAGCCGGTCTTTGTCGGCGCGCTCCTCCAACGTGTCGGCCGGCATCCAGAAGCGGCACGCCACGCGATAGATGCCGTGGTCGTCGGGCTCGTAGAGCTTCACCCACGCGCTGATATCAATCTTGCTGCTGATATCGAGCCCGCCCCAGCACCGCACCTTGCCGAGCTTGTCGGGATCGAACTCGCCGCGCGTGTTCTCCTTCCAAATTTCCATGTCGATGGCGCGTTCACTGACGGGCGACCGCACATTGAGCCGCAAGCGCTTGAACGCTGCCAGTGCACCCGGCGACTTCGCTGCCTTCTGTGCCTGTCGCGCAAGATCGTCGAGCTTGACCGATATGCCGAGGTTGGGATTTGCCTTGGCCCATGCCTTCGGGTCGTCCCACTTGTCGTCCTTGTCGATAGTGGCGATGAACGCGAACACCGCATCGTCTTCGACAATGCCCTCTAGCACTTTGATGGCGTAATCGTTTTCCTGATTGTAGACGCTTTCGGGGTCATCATCGCCCGCTGTCGTGATGATCCATATCAACGGCTGACGACGTGCACCTAGTGCGGTGTCCATCACGTCGAGTAGCGAGCGCGACTTGTGACGGTGGAGCTCGTCGACCAGCACGCAATGCGGGTTGAGACCATCAAGCGTGCGGCTGTCACTCGATAGCGGCTCGAATTTCGACGACGTTTGCTCGACCGACAGATTGAGCTTGAAGCGGGCGATTGCCGAGCGCAGCGCGGGCGATGATGCGACCATGCGCTTTGCTTCATCGAAAATCAGTCGCGCTTGATCACGCTTCGTTGCGGCAGCGTAGACTTCGCCACCGGGCTCGCCATCGCACACCAGCATATCGAGACCAACGCCCGCGAGCTTCGTTGACTTGCCGTTCTTGCGCGGCACCTCTTCATAGATGTACCGAAAGCGTCGCGTACCATCGG